CAGCAGCGTCCGGTGAGGCCAATCCACGACTACGCATCTCTTTTTTCCCCTCAAGGAAAATGGTGCCGCTGCTGTTAGGCTTCTTCATGGGGCCGACCAAATCGGCTTTTAGCTGACGGTCGTTTGGAATGGAAGCTGTTTTCAACCAATCCTTCATGGTGCCCCACATCTCAGCCCGCTTGTTGCCCCACATAATAGAGTTCTTGGCCTTCCAACCAAAGTTTACCCCGCGTACCTTATAACGCTGCTCGGTCAGCCTGTCAAGTATGCCGTAGCCAAGGCCACCTTCGTCAATTACCGACAGGATTGGCTTGTATTCCTCGATGGCGTCGATTACCCGCCCAACTATAGTCATGGTGTCCTCGCCCGAGTAGCGTTTGATTGCCACAATGTCCCGCCCTTGGCGCACCACCAGCACGGTCGAGTCAGCGCCGCCTCTGGCCGGGTCTATACCTAATACTATAGGCGCAGTAGTGTCCTTCCACCGTTCGCGGTTCATGGCGTCCTCGACCAGCATGGGCTTAATAAACTGATCCTCACCCGCGTCGGGAAATTCGCCATACACCTCGACCTTGGCCTGTGGTGAATCCTCGCCATACTCCGCAATAATCTGCTCGTATACCTGTTTGTCCGTGTCCTCGACCGTTCTTGCATCGACGCTGCGGGTGTTCCAAAACGCTCGTTTGGCGTGGAAGCACTCAAAGAAGTAACCCTCGTTGCGGCGCGGGTTGCTGAAGGCAAACCAATACCGGTCTGGCGTGTTTTCCGTAAAGAACCCGGCGCCCACCTCCCATATCGGGTTGGGTATGCCTGACGACTCGTCGAAGATGAGCATCATGCCGTCCTGGTTGTGGACACCCGCGTAGCTATCTGGATTCTCAGCCGACCACAGCTTGCCCTCTGCCGCCCAGTAGCGTGTGCCTTTCTTCAGGTCGCGCTCGACTAGTTCGCACAGCCACTGCGCCGGCACCAGCTTCGTTGCGCTGATCTCAAACCAGTGGTTGTTGATGGTCATCGCCGCCCACTTGGTCAGTTCAGCCCAAGTCACCGACCTTAGCTGACTCTCCGAGTTGGCACTGATGACGATGCTGCCGCCGATGCGGGTGGTCAGCATCCACAGCACCAACCAAGACACTAAGGCCGACTTGCCAATTCCGCGCCCAGATGACACCGCTTCCCGCAAGGTGTCCATCTGCACCTTACCCTTGTTACCGTCGATGTGCTTCTTAATGTCGCGCAGCACCTCGCGCTGCCATTTTCTTGGGCCACGGAACTTATGCAGCGGGGTGTTCTTCTGCCCCCACGGAAACGCAAACAACACGAACGCCTCGGGGTCGTCGGCCAGCGCGGGCGACCACAACTCCACCATCAACTTCTGTTCTTCGTCTGACTTATAGACCGGCTGTTGCATTACCCGGCAATCTCAACCGCTTGGCCTTCGATCACCCTTGCGCGGGCTTCTTCCAGCGCCGTGATGACGCTAATCTTCTGATACACGTCCACACTGATCTCTTGCCGGGCCGTCCAACCATGGACGTGTTGTAGGATCGCCAGGCTCGCTTTAGCGTCGCCCTGTTCCGATGCCTCGTTCAGACGGCGGGCGGTTTGCATCTCGTTGTCAGCCTTACCCTTCTGCGCGGCCATCTCGGCCAATGGGTCAAATTGGCACAATTGGCGATACTCCGTAGGGAGCATCCCGGCAGCTAGCGCCAGTGAGTCTCCTTTTAACCCCAAATTAGATGCAGTGTATATAGCGTTCAAACGCTGCTCGGTCGCCTTGACAACGCGGGGTGCAAAAGGGAGTGACTTGAACATAGCCTGTTATAGCACGACTGTTTTCCGTTTGCCAATATGACAATTTTGCCTATGCCGTAGTTTGCAAGAGAATGTGTTGCATGTTGGCTAAAAAATAAAAAATTGTTCACGAACGATGCCGTGACCGACACGGCCAGCGCCGGGGCCTCCCTCCCCCATGCTGCACTGCAACACGCATCCAGGCAGGCAGGCAGGCAGGCAGGCAGGCAGGCAGGCAGGCCGACCAGCCTTTTGTATGTAGTCGCCTTGCAAACATAGCAATCGTTCACGCCAGTTTGCATGTAGCCTCCTTGCAGTTTGCATGTAGCCTCCTTGCAAACCAGCTTTTGAGGCTAGGCAATCATGGGCAATCTGGGCAGTCTTGGCATACACATTTAAGTCGCGGCTAGAACGGTACACGCGCGCGCTGTGCTGTTGCATGGGATTACCTTACAAAAATACAAAAATCAAACTACTACCTAGCAATTGCCAATAATGCCCATTTCACTATGATACGCGCCTGTTTTTTGACTACCCAGATAAGCGCCCATGCCATTACCCATGTTTGCCCGCCCTAAAATATTTGTATGTAAAAAGCTTGCAAAGTGTAAATGGGTATGATGTAATGAATCCGCTGTCCAAGAACCTAACCTAACCCAAACCATTCAATACCTGCACCTGCTGCTAACCCACAAGGAAAACACGCCATGAATCAATACGCGCATATCAAGTATGTAATTCTGGATTCTTACCGTAAAGGTTTTCCGTTCAGCGTTGTTACCACGTCAGGTCGATGCTTGGCGTATTTTGTAAACCGTAAAGACGCACAGCAATATTGCGCTAGTCTGTAAACCGTAGTAAACCGTGCGCGCCACGATCGGCGCGCGCGGATTCTAAACTAACCTAAAAGGCAAACATCATGGCAAAATTATCAGCGCACGGAATCGAAGTCGGCCGCGTCGTGTACACGACGTCGACCAAGGCGTATATGTCCGACGGCAAGGTGCTAAAAAACTGGGGCGATGGCTGGAAGCGTTTTAGTACGGTAAAAGCCGGCTTCACGCCAGAAAGCGCGCTGGAAAGCGCGCGCGCAGCGCTGGCGCGATGGGAAGCGGCTAATCCTGCGGGCTTGGCGTATAAGCGCGAATTGCACGCAATGGCGCCACAAGGCAAGCGCTTGAAATTGCATACGGCGGTCCAGTTGATGCCGGACGACGCTGACGGCGTATGGTCGGAAGCGTGCGATGGTTACGGGGACAATATAAGCGCTGACGTCGACGAAGTAAGCGCGCTATGCGCGCTATACCTGCGCGCGCTTGATGAAGCTAAAGCTAATAACTTGCAAAAGTTATTTGCGTAACCTAATGCCTTGCAACATCCATGCGCGCCAATCCCGGCGCGCATGTTAGTAATCTAAACTAAAGGAAATCGCACCATGGCCACAATCAATATCTATCGTAACAAGCTCAAAGCCGCTAGCCGCTTTATGGCCAATCAGGATATTCGCTACTACCTGAACGGCGTGCTAATCGAATCGAACGAAATGCAATCGCGTATCGTGTCCACCGACGGGCATACGCTTTTCGCAAGCCGCGACGACGCCAAGGGCGACAACGAAGGCTCATTCGTCGGCATCATGCCCGCCGATACCGTGAAAGCGATTCTAAGCTGGAAAGCGCCGTATAAAAGCGCGAACGATGTACCGGTGGTCATTACCACCGCCGACGATCTCGCCGGCGAACATCGCGCGGCCTGGTGCGGTAATGTATGCGTGTTCAGATTGATCGACGGCAAATTCCCGGATTACATGCGCGTAGTCCCGACCGACGTTAACGGCGCGCCAGCCTTTTATCAGCCCGAATACTTGGTGCGTTGCAGCAAAGCGGCTGTTGATATGAATACCAATAAACTAGGCCATTTTGATTTTAAACAGGGCGGCGACGGTAGCGGTATCGCTGTATTCAGTAGCGAAGCGTTCGCGGTCATTATGCCGATCCGTAACACGGTCGCCGATCCGGCGCTGATAGCCTGGGCGCGCGAAGCCTTGCCGGCGCCAGTGGCCGACGAACCGGTAGCCGAACCGGTAGCCGAACCGGTAGCCGCTGCGGCCTAGCGCCCGACCTATAGCGCCCGGCATGCCGGGCGTTATGGGGCGCGCACTGCGTCATAACCTAATCGAAAGGGTAAACTATGGATAAGAAACAGCAGATTATCGCGGCGATGTACGCATTCATCGGCCAGCGCGCCGGGCTTGAATTCGGCAATTATGGCGACGTCAAAAGTTATCGCGCGGAACAGCGCGCGATAACTAAAGATCGGCACGACGCGCTCCAGCTCATACGCGACGTGGAGCTGCGCGATTCAATCAGCGCCGATGATATCCTGGTCGCGGCGAAAGGCGCCTACAGCGGGCGCTTGACGATCGTCACGCGTGACGATGGCGCTATTGCCATCGACTATTGCACGGGGCAGTACTTCCCGACCGAATACCGGCGCGCCGTTTGCGCTGTCATGGCGTCCGTGCTCTGGAATTGGAAACGGACGCAGTGCATGCCCGACAGCTTTAGAGGCGCAACAGTTCCGCCCACAAGCCCAGGCGACTACCTGCGCGCCGGCTTTAAACGCGAATACGGGCGCGGTTTGGCTGCGCGTTGGTTTAACTAAAGGAGCGCGAATAATGGCCTACCATATGCACGATATGAAACGCGCCAGGCCGGCGCGCCCCGGCGAGATCATCGAGGCGCTGTTTGCCTTGTCTGTAACGGTACTTGCCACGGCGCTGCTGTTGGCGCTGGCCGTTTGCTTAACCTAACCTAACCACGGGAGCAACATGGAAAATCAATCGGCGGCGCGGTTTTGCGCGGAACACTGCGAGACAGCACGGGCGGCCATGGAAATGGCCGTGAAATCTACCAATCACGATTTTGTGGCGGCGTGGGATTCGCCGGGTAATAGTGCGTGGTGGTGGGAGTCGTTCAATGGGAACAATTCACGCAAAAAAAGGGTAGCGGCGTTACCTAACAGGGAGAAAATCATGCAATTGACCACGGAAGAAAGCGAACGCGCTGCGTATGCGGCAAACGATACGCCCCTGGCGATCGTTTGGGGCCGGGTGATCGATCTAGAAAATCAGGCGTGCGAGTTGCGCGCGCTGGTGCGGGAAGCAATCGAAAATACGGCGCACATGCGCCGGGCGGCGGCGCGCAAGGCGTACGGCGTCAAATTGACCGACGCCGACGCCGACGCAAGGATAGCCAGCGCCGACGCCGACGCGGAAAGCTGGCACTGGCGCGCGGAAAAAGCGTTAGAGGACGACGCATGATCGCGCTGTGCGTGCTGCTGCTGGTGGCGTTGATGGCGATTATGTTTGACCTGTAAACCGTAGCAGAACAAAAGAGAAGGGGCCTCACGGCCCCTTTTTCTATTTCACAACCCGCACGCCGGCGACGGCGGGCGGCGCCTCAATCATGCGCCTTAACTCCGACTTGTTATACCGCGCTGCAACATCGGGCGCTGCGAAAATGTGCTTTTTCGTGGTCAGGCCGACGGCAGCTAGGCGCCCGCAGTCGAGCCAGCCGGCCTCTTTTAGCGCGTGCAACAGGGCGGGCTGCGGCACCTTGACGCCCGACGGCGCCATGCCAGCGAGCCGGTCACATATCGGGTGAAAGGGCGAGCCGATGACGCCGGCGGCGAATTCGCCCTGACGCGCGCGCATCATCTCGACTAGGAAAGACTCGGCCATGCTCATCCCGTGCTCGATCAGGTTCTGCTTGAATTCAGTCTCGCCCGGCGCGGCAGCGGGATTGAACGCCGATAGGTTACGGCGCGCGAGCCAGGCGGCGACGGCGGCAAAGCCCCCGGCCTGATACCACTGCCACAGCGCAGCGGCGGCGGCGGGCGGCATCCGGGGGGCGCTCGACCAGACGCAAAACCAGCGGCGATCCTGCGACGCCAGCGAAATCGGCACGGGATCGTTCGAGAACGCCAGCACTAGGCACCGGTTCACCATATCGTACGGGTGCAGGCCCTTGCGGTTGATCGACAGCATTTCGGGCGGGGCGGCGATGATCGGTTTCAAGCGGTTCGCCAGCGCCCGGCGCGAACTGGCGTCGGGTTCCTTCAGTTCGTTGAGGATGATAATCTCGGCCTCAAGGGCGTAGCCCCACTGCGACGATAGCGTGTCGTTATCCATGATGCCACGGTTCCGCAGCGCCGGCCCGCACACGGCCCAAAGCAGGGGGGCCCATAGGGTGTCTTTACCGCATCCTTCATCGCCCGCGTGCAGGACGGCGTGATTAATCTTGACGCGCGGATTTTGCAGCTTGCAGGCCATCACGTTAAATAAATGCTCGCGCTCGGCGGCGATGGGCACCAGCGCCTCGACGTGCTGGAGCCAGGGGGTGATATCGACCTCGGCATCGCGGTT